AGTCTACGTTTTGGGGGGCGGCCGATGACGGGGGTTTTCGAGAATTGTCTAGGTCACCTGGGGGGCGGCGACCGCTAGAAACTGGACAGGATGATCGGGTTGGCCACCGACAGGCAGCCGGCGACCGTGACCGTCGAACTCTCGCCGAACTCCGAGTCGCGTCCGGCCGGCAGGTTGAGTCGGTACACGCCCCGCTCTTTCTCCCCCGGCGACTGGTTGATGCCGAGCATGGCGGTGACGTGGGCGTTCTTCGTCTTACTCCCGGAGAAGTTCCCCTTGCCGATCAACTCCACGCTGTACGAGGCGGCGTTGGTCTGGCTCGCCGTCAAGACTAGCAGGTGTTCCCCGATGGACAGCGACCGGAGTTCGATCCACGTCCGGTCGATCCCCTCCCGGACGTCCGTCGTGCCCGGCGGCGGGGCCATGATGTCCGCGTAGTCCACGACGACGACCTCCGGCCGCCAGCCCGCCACCGCCCACCGCTTGAGGACCGACCGCAGGCCGATCACCGACAGAGTCCCGGTGCCGTGCGTGGACAGGCGGAACTTGTCCTGCTCGCCCCGCAAGTCGGTTTTAGTGATCTGCTGGAAGGTGGCCCACGCCGCCCGCCAGTCGATGTCTTCCGGGTACGCCTTGCAGTCCCAGGTGACTTCGGGCAGGCCGCCGTCCCGCATCTCCAGGAATGTCGGAATGCGGACCTTCTCGGTCGGCTTGGTGGCCTTGAGGGGGCGACCGACGGCGCGCGTCACCAGCCGCCGCATCATCTGCACTTCCGACAGGTCGCCGCACGAGAAGAACGCCACCCGCCGCCCCTGGAGGACGGCCTGCCACGCCATCTCTTGGAGGAAGAACGACTTGCCCCTCTTCTCCGGGGCCTCGAAGCCGACGAACGACTCGGCCTCGAACAGGATCTCCGTGAACGCCCCGAACGCGCCGGGGAATGCGATCAGTGGTTTGGCCTGCGTCCGGGACAGGACGGCCTGCTTCACCAGCCGTTTGCTGGCGAACACGTCCACCACGGCCCCCTCGCCGACCTCCACGCGGGGGGACTCGACCACGGCCGCCTCGGCCCGCTCCAGGTCGTTGGCAGACAGGGCGGCGTCGATCCGGTTGCGAATGCGGGTGAGCCGCGACCGGTTAATCACCCGCCCGGCCACGTCCAGGACGTGCGACGGGTTCATGGCCGCCGCCTCGTACTCGTCCGACAGTCCTCCCAGGAAGGTCCACACCATCCTCTCCGTCTCGGCGTCGTCCTGGTCTTCGGCCCAGATGTGAAACAGGTCCTTGACGTGCGCGCGGGGGGCGTCGGAGTAGTGCCGGAAGTAGTCTACGCACCAGCTTCCCACCAGGTCGGCCCACCGCTGGCCGAACAGGTCTTTCTTCCACACTTCGGCCAGCTTCGCCAGCACCTGATCGCTCACGATCATGCCGGTGACGACCAGCTTCAAGGCGGTACCGTCTCGCGGGGTGACCGTCATCGTGTCTCCTGTCGAGCGGGAGTGGGGCGGGCGGCCTTGATGACGGCGGCGGACAGGGCGTCGATGGCGTTTTCGCGTTCCCAAAACTCAATAAAAACGCCATCCGCCGTCCATCGCCCGATGCCTTCGGGCACGAATTTCGGAAACCACTGTTTCAGATGTCGCGGAATGATATCCGCGCGCCGAGTCGCGTCGCCGAACGACCACGTGTACGCCCAACGACGGAAGTCACTTCGGCCCCCGCGGGTTTGCTGGAACCGAGGTTCGGCATCCGTGACCACGACTTGCGTAATCGGGTGTGAGGCGATCACCGCGTGGTCACACTCACCCCCCCACACACCGTCCGACCTCCCCAGCAATACCGCCGGCCACCCGCGTTCGACCACGACACACATCAATCGCCCCACGACCCGCGTTCTCGGATGCCCGATTGCTGCGTGTAGATTCGGCCACCAGTTATCGCAGTACCGGTAGAACAGCACTGCCTCGCGTGCCACCAGTGCGAACAAATCGCCCCACTCCTCGCCGACGGCGTCGCGGGAGTCGTAGTCGCCCGTCCGTGCGGCTTTGCCGTACCGGTGTGCGTCAATCTCGCACTGCAACCGGATGAACTCGGCCCGCTCCGCCAGTCCGTCACTCACCCACTTCTCGCCTCGGCACTGGTCGCACTTCTGCCCCCACGCGGTACATCCGTCGTATGCGCAGTGGGGGCATTCCACGTTCGCCGCCTGCTCCTCCAGCCAGTCGGCGGCGACCAGCCGCCGCAGGTCGCGGGCCGGGTCGTCGATGATCCCGGCGACGAACGCCGTCCAGTACGGGTGATGGTAGACACTCATACTGCGCCTCCCACGGTGTCGATCCCCAGGGCGAGGAGTACGGCCGTCCCCGCCCGCGCGTCCCCGTACTCGGACCCGAACCCGTCTAGCGTCGATTTAAACGCCGTTCCGCGGGCCGAAAACGTGAGGGCGGCGAAACTGCCGGCCCACCCGTCCCAGCGGCGGACGCGGCCCCAGGCGGCTTCGTACCAGTTGATGAGAAAGGTCTCGCCGGCCAGGCGCGGCCACACCCAGGTGGCGAACCCGCCGAGGCGGGCGTCGGTCTTGAGGGGGGACAGGGCGTCCAGGACCAGGTGCAGGTGGTGGACGGACTCTCTGACGGACGTTTCCAGGTTGCCGGTGCCGACCCCCCAGTCCCGCCCCCGCAGGCGGGCGAGGAGGGACGCGGCGACGGCCCGGTCCCGGTCGGAGTAGGATGCCGCCGGGACGACGGTCGCCGACAGGCGGCGGAGCCAGTCGTAGTGGCGGCGGAAGGATTCGCCGCAGGAGACGGCGGGGACGCCCGACATGCCGGCGGCGGAGTCGTACCAGCGGAGGACGGCGGACACGCAGGAGACGGCGTCGCGGGCGGTCGCCCCGCCCGCCTGGAGTTCTAACCGCAGGAGGCGAAACTCGTCGGCCCACCGGGACCGCCGCCAGCGGCGGACGCGGCCGGGCGTGCGGACGACCACTCGCCGCAGGGAGTCGGCGTGGTCGTAGTCGGCCGGTTCGGCGACGCCGAGTTGCGGCGGGAGGTAGGTCGGGGCGAAGAAAGACATCGGGGTTCTCTCGGTTGATGTGGGGTATAGCCGCCGCCGTGTATTGAGTCAGCGCGACGGGCGGCAGTTCGCCGCCTTTTCGGGAAATGATCTTCGACGTGACCGGCACCTAGTATTCGCCTTGCAGGTCCACCAGCTTCTCGATGACGACCTTGGTGACCGAGTCGAGCCGGTCCCACTGGATCGGCCGACAGTCCCGGATGCACTTGCCGCACAGGGGCCGGACGGGGGAGCGGGGGTTACTGCCGCAGGCGGCGCAGATCGGACGGCCGAGGGAGTTGTGGGACTTGAACGGGTTCCGGCCGACGCCGATAGTCTTGGTGGCCTTGCCGACGCCGGGAGGGAAGAATGCCATTACGGTAATCTCTTCTATATGTGTTTCCAGGTCCTACGGTGAATTATGAAGTGTACGTTAATCGAAGTGACGCCGTAAGCGGTGGCTATCGCCGTCTGAGTGTACTCGCCGGTAGCGTACAGCTTCCTGATCCTGAGTACCTGTTTCTCCGTCAGCTTAGCCTGGGAGTTCTCTTCTCCATCGGGGCGGTGGGTCGTGCCGTGTCGATGCCTGTCGTCCGAGTTCTCTTGATTAGTACCCCACACCAGGTTACGAAGCCGGTTATTCGTCCGTATGCCGTCCAAGTGGCGGCATACCATGAGTGGGCTGGACTTTGGACCGCGGAAGGCGTCGAGGACGAGCCGGTGTACGGCGAACGACCTAGATCGGCCGTCTTTGATCAGACTCGCACAAGGATAGCCCTTCGCCTTGTACTGCTTCAAAATCCTACCGACGAGCGACCGCACGCCAACTCCCCCCCTGCCGCACTTGGCAAGCCGGGGGAGCGACCGGACCTGGCCGCAGTCGCTCACCTCGTAGTTCGGAAACCCTGCGATGCCTTTCCAATTCTCCATGACTTCCCCTGACTGGGTTGCGACGTATTGTCGGAACAACTACTAACCCAGTGTATCGACGTGTTAGCGACAGGCAATAGCAATTCATTGGAGTTTGGAAAAGTGATAGACTCGGATCTCAGGTGCACCTGATCGCCCTTGCGCTTTGCTACTTTGCTATTTGCGCTCTCTCCTCTATTCCTATAATCCTAGGAAAAAGAAAGGAAGGGCTTAACGCAGGACCTGGGAAAAAATCCCTGGATTCCTGGCAATCCCAAACCTTTCTTTCTCAGGCGACTCTGGCGGTTTAGCCGAGTCACATATCCTGAGTCATGAAGGGTCGGAGGGTCTGTTAATGATTTTTTTGCGATGTTTAAACAGATAACCTAATCACATCGCCAAGTCTGTAGCCTACCCGCCCACGGGAGTAGACATCTTGGATTCTGTAAGAGTGGTACCGCTTACGGACAGCGAAGGCTACCGTTCAGCCACTTAAGGCGGGGACAGCCGACCGTTACCCAGGGACGAAACTCAGGGTGTCTTTTATACGGAACTGCCACCCGCCCGTCTAGAGTATTCTGAAAAATTTGTCGGGATAGTCCACATATGCTAGAAATCAACGGGAAATGAGCCGCCGCAACCGGCGAATTTCTTTGTCGGTCGCGCTCCCGGCGTCGTCCGAATCGAGGGCAACCACCCACGTCTGGCCCGGCAGTGTACTCAGGTCGTCGGCCAGCTTTTCGGCCCGTACCTGGGCGGCCGGCTCGGAATCGAAGCATATGTATCGGTTGGGGAACCGGGCCAGCCGGCAGACCTGCTGCCGGCTGTACGCCGTGCCGAACACGCACACCGCTCCGGGGCCGACCCGCAGGGCGTCCAGCGGCCCCTCGTGGGCGACGACCGTCGAGCCGACCAGGTCCTCCCCGAACAGCAGGTGTTTGTGCGGCACGCTCTCCATCTCGGCTTCGGCGGACCGGTACCGGAGGCCGCGAGCGAGCGTACTCCGGGTGGTGAAAGACACGGCCTTCCCGCCGACTATCACCGGCAGGAATACCCGGTACTTGTATGTGCCGCCGCCCATCCCCACCGACTGAACCCGGTACTTGTCGAACCAGTCGGCGTCCACGTCGATCTTCCGGCCGCGCAGGTAGGCGTCGTGGGATGCCGTCAGCGGGCCGATGTCGGCCGGCGGGGTGTATCGGCGAACGACGGGCGATACGGCCGCCGTGAGGCCCGTATCGCCCTCAGAATCGCCCCGTATGGCCCGTATGTCCCGCGCGTCGATATTGCCCAGCGCGCGGGCAATCGCGTTCAGCGAATGGCCGCCGCACTTCCAGCAGTGACCTCCTAGAGTCCGGAGGCTGATGCCCATGTGAAATCCGGACGACGAGCAGAGCGGGCACCTGATGCCCAGCCAGCCGTGCCGGACGTGCGAGTCCTCCCCGCCGCGCCGGTACTCTATTCCGGCGGCGTCGAAGAGGCGGCACAGGCGGGATTCAAGGTCGTCGGACACAGATCACCCGTCGTTTGCGGTCTAGTAGGTGTCGTTTCTTAAAGGCGCAGAACCACCAGTGGTAGAAGGCGTCCTTCTCGACTTCGGGCGGCAACTGACCTCGGACGGGGGAGTCCCTGCGGAGCTTCGCCGCCTCCTTATTGTCGCGGACGACCAGCAGCCTCCTCATGGCGATGTGTACGGCTTCGGCTTCGGAGTCGTACAGGCGCAAGGATCCGCCGCCCCTGTGGTTCGGCACCAGGACGCTGTTCACGATGGCCGACGTAGTGCGACACAGATACCGTCGCGCGTCCTCTCCGGCGACGCCGTAGCGGACGCCGAACCATTCCGGCTTCTTGTATTTCGAGGCGATCTTGGTCATTGTCATTGTCGTGTCCTTGTTCGCCGCCGTGTAGTTTCAGGTCGGTACTACCATCAAGTGGGGAAACTCCTTGCGTATCGCCGAACGCGCCGCCTTCAGGAGTTGCCGCACGCGCTCCGAACTGACGCCCACCTCGGCGGCTATGTCACCGAGGGTGAGCGGCGGTCGGCTTCCGCCCAGGCCGTGCCGCAGGGATAATACCTGCCACCGCCGCCGGCCGTCGGCCGACGCGAGTACGGCGGCGCGGAGGGCCGAGACGGTCGCGGACGCTTCGTCGTGCCGGTCCTCATCCCCCTCCCGCGCTTTCGCCGCCTCCGGGGCGGCGTACTCGTGATCCGGCGCGTCGAACGACCAGACTGAGGGCCGGACGCGGAGCTTGGTCCGCAGCGGTACGTACCACCGTTCGTCCGTCGCCGTCTGGACTACTTGACGCAGCCGCCAAGACAGGTGGGTGACGAACTTGGCCTTGGAGGGTTCCCAGGTTACAGCGGCGCGTACGGTCGCCTCTCGCCCGTACTGTTCCAAGTCGGTCGGGGTCAGGCCGGCGGCCCTCGCCCTGCCGAAGTCTACCGGCCACATGACCCGGAGAAGACCCACGCCCGACCCGTGGGTGTCCAGCCACGCCAGGACGAACGCCCTCCCGTCGGCGGACAGCCGCCCGGACCCGTCGTCGTACTTGCGACCGACGACCGAGTCGTCCACGTCGCCAATTTTGAGGTCGCCGTTCATGGTGTCACACCTTCGGGAAGGGCGTGGTGAGTTCGTAACTGCCGTCCGGCAGGAGCGTATCCCGATAGTCCGAGAACAGGTTGGGCGCTTCGAGCGCCAGCGTCGCCCAGATCAGGTACGCCAGCCGACGGATCTCCGGGTCGGCGTGGCGGCTTCCCCGCTGTTCGATGAAGTGGCGGGCGGCCCTCGCGTTCACCGTCACCTGAATCTTCGTCTCGGTGGCGTTAGGCAGGACGCTCCGGGCCGACTGGCGGGCGACCTTTCGCTTCTCGGTCTTCTGCCCGGCCAGCAGTCCCAAGTCCGACGTTCGCAGGTCCGGGTCGTCGGAGTTGTACTCCGGGTCGAGTCGGTACCTTTTCGCCAACGCGCTCTCGACCTTCATCATCTGATAGTCGGCCAGAACCTTGTAGTCTTCTCGACTGCGGTACACGCTTCTGAGCCACCGGAGGCCCGCGTAGATGCGCTCTCGCGGCGGCTCCGACGGGCGTTCTTCGGTCGTCTCGAAGTACGTCGCCGCGGCGGTCTCCACGTCGAGCTTCGTCCGATCCATGTACTGACGGGCCGCCGCCACTTCGTCCTCGAAGTCGGGCGGCACGACGAACTTGACCTGCGACTCGTCAACGTACCTCTGACTCAGTTGAGACGGAGAAATGTGTCGGTGTCGCACCAGTTCGTGGGACAGGCTCCGACTGACTCCGGTGATAACCAGCGTCCAGACGGCGTGTTCGAGTACCGAGAGGTGGCCCACTTCCTTGATGTGTTTCAGGTACGCCGCGTTCCCCCCCGGCCGCGGTTTGGCGAAGGACATGTAGCACACGCGGCCCCCGACTTCGGCGGACACTTCGGCCCCCACGTCCGAATCCGACTCCCACGACACGCCGTGGTCTTCCAGGAAGCGGGACAGTTCGACCGCGTCGATCACTTGGCGGTTCAAGACGTACACGCTCATGTCGGTCAGCAGGTTGTCAGTCACGGGAATCTCCGGTTATAGGATGCGGGCCAAGAAGTCGTCGAACACGGACAGGGCGTCGGGCACGTCGCCGCCGTCCAGGGTGGCGTCTAGAACCAGTTGCTTCTCCCGCAAGACGGCCACCAGCTTGTCTTCGATGGTGTCAATCGCGGTCAGGTAGTAATGATCGGTGCCTTCCGTCTGGCCGATCCGGTGAATGCGGTCCTCGCACTGCATGTGGATGCCCGGCCGCCAGTCGTACTCGGCGAAAGCGGTCGCCTTCCCGGCCGTGGCGTTCCAGCCGGCTCCGGCTGCGTCCATGTTGCCGACGAACAGTCGGCACCGGGGATTCGTCTGGAAGGTGGCCTGAATCGCCTTCCTCTTGCGGGGGAGGACGGAGCCGGTGATGAGGACGGCCCCGTGCCGCCGGAACTCGTCCCGGATGAACTCCAGGGGCTTCGTGTGGCGGCCGAACAGGAGGAGCTTCTTCTTCGTCCGCGTCAGCCAGTCGTCCGCCCACTCGACGACGGCCGGCAGTTTGAGGCGACCCACCAGTCGGATCATGTACCCCATCTGCACCAGGATCTCGGCCTTCTTCGCCCCCCGCAGTTTGTGCCGGTAGTTCTTCTTCATCCACTGAATGAAGCTGTGGTGGGCCTCCTCGTACTGGGGCCGGTCTACGATCTCCACGGGGACGACGTGCCGCCGCTTACCCGGTAAGTCTTTCAGCACGTCGGCTTTCAGCCGGCGGACCATCATGTTCATAGTCAGGTCGTGGTGCAGTTCGTCTATGTGGTCGGCCCCCTTGAACTCCCACCCCCACGGCTTCCGTTCCGGGCGGCAGTGGCGGTGGGCGAACTCCATGAAGTTCGGATACAGGTCGGGGCGGCACAGGTTTATCACCGGCCACAACTCGACCGGGCGGTTCACCAGGGGGGTGCCGGACATGGCCAGCGTGTGCGGGATACGCCTCGCCAGGTTTACGACGAACTTGGTCCGCTTGGCCGCCCGGCTCTTGAGCAGGTGGCACTCGTCGAGGACGACCAGACACGGCCGGACGCGGCGGATGGCCCTGGCCCAGGAGTGCTTCCCGTCGGGACTGCCGACGGTGTCGTAGCCGAGGATGAACGCCTCTCCACTGAGCAGGTCCACGTCGCACTTGCGGCCCTCCAAGACGGTGGCGTGAATCCCCAGGTGAATGCGGAACTCGTTCTGCCAGTTCAGCCGGAGGCCCGCCGGGCAGACGACCAGGAGGGGGCGGCCGGGGTGCAGCTTCCGCAGTTCGGCGTAGACGGCGATGGCGCTCAGCGTGTTGTGCGTCACGATGAAGTCCTCCGTGACGTACAGGTTGTCGGCGGCGGCCACGGAGATACACCGACACGGCTCGACGCCGACCTCTTCTACCGCCACTATAGGACGGCTGGGATGATACTTGGCCGTTCCCCGCCTGTCCGCCTTCCGGGACAGGAGGAATGCGGGCGTACCGGCCGGCATCCGGATGCCCAGTCGCCACGAAGGAAGTCCCGTCCGCTTCTCTCCTTTGTAGGTGTACGTCGGCGACTGTCGGAGGGAAACGATCCCCGTCCCGCCGAGGCTCTGCACGATGAACCGAACGTCCTTTACCAGCCCCCGACTCGACGAATCGAACTCTATGCGACCGTCCTTCGCCCCCGCCGTCCCGTCGCCGTCCATCAGACCTTGAAGGACTCGCAGTCGGACCTCAGTAGACGAGAACAGGTACCTTTTCGGGATTCTCTTCTGGTACGACATCTTGCCGAACGCGCCGAGTTCCCTCAAGGCGGTGATGACCTTGTTCGGCCTGCCCTTTCTGACCTTTCGGGTAATCCGGTAGCCGTACTCCGAGTATCGCTTGAGGACGTACCCGCGAGGAAGGAGGGGCGTCAATCGTTCGACGGTCTCCTGATCGGGGATCGTCACCGCCGCGCTCCCTCGCAGACACCCGTTCGCCAACAAGTAGCCTAGCAGGTACGGGTCCAGCGGCAGGTCTCCCATCCCCTGGTCGATGAACGCGACGGGACTCACCATCGGGACGAAGTGCTTCGCATTCCCGGCGGCGTCGAACAGGTCGTTTTTGATCTCCTTGAGCGGAAGGACGCGGCACGGCTGGCCTAGGAAGCGGCGCGCCGGGGTCTGGACGGCCCACAAGTGGTCGTCGCAGCAGCGGGTCGAACTGCCGTCCCGGAACGTGATTTGGTAGACCACCTTCTTCCCTTGCGGGAATACGCCGGTGACGGTCGTGGGCTGGCCGTCACTCCCGGTAACGAGGTCGCCGACCCGTAGGTTCTTCAAGAGGCGGTACCCGTGGGGGGTCATCACCTTGGTGTCGTTCGGCTGGGCTTTGCCCAGTCCCATCTCGTCCGCCAGGATCGCCCCGCCGTGCCGGAGCATTCTCAGCAGCTTAGCCACCCCCTTTTGCTGGTACAAGTACGGGACGGTGAGTAGGCCGGTCGTCATGACGCCCTCCTGACGGTTAAGTAGGTGTGAATCTGTTCGGCCGCCCGCGTGAAGCGGCGGTAGTTCCACTTCGACTTCGCCTTGAGGCGGCGGTACAACTCGGCCCTGACGTGGTACGGGTTCTTGACGTACCACGCCTTCCCCAACCGCAGGGCTTCGGCCGCCAGCCGGCGGGCCTCCGGGTGGGGGATCACCCTGGCAGGACTCACGTCGGGGTCACCGGCCGACGGGTCTTGGACTTCGACCACGTCCTGACCGTGGTCGATCTTGACCAGTTTGCGGCGGCGGAGTTCCTTCCGCACGACGTTCAGGACGGCCCGCAGCAGTTGCACCTTGAACCACTTCGTGAAGTCCGGGGACTTGGTGGCGTCCCACTCGCGGGACGCCACGACGAAGGTCAGTCCGCCCAGGGAGATCAGGTCGTCTTCGTCGAGTCGGTAGGCGTAGGCGTATGCCCTGGCCTGCCGGTTGATGTACGGAAGTACGGTCGTGTAGTCGGGTACGGCCACGTCGTTCGCTCCGTTCGGGGTTAGGGTAAGGGAATACCCGCTAGGAATGGCCCTAGCGGGCCGTCCTTTCGACGATCTCAGGCGGCGTACACGTCGGGCGGGGTGCGCGAGCCGAGACGCCGGAACAGTCCCGACAGGCGATTGACCTTGTGGTACAGCGACCCCAACCCGCCGACGTACTCGTACACCGCCCGAATCAGGGCTGCGTCGGTCGGACCGACTTCGGACGCCCCGGCGGCGAGGATCGCGGCGACTTCGGCCGGGGCGTACCGGTTGCCGAGGGGCGGCATGATCTTGGACGGGCGGCAGGGGAGGCGGGCCGACAGTCCTACCAGCGCGTCGGCGGTCTGAGAGTCGGTCAGTCTCGCCTTGCGGCGGGCCGTCCACCAGGCGGCCATCGCCGTCGCCTTGGCCGGGGTACTGCCGGCATCCAGGACTTCTACGGCCGCCGACGCCCACGCCTCCAGGTCGGCATCTTTCGTGTGCTTCTGGGTGACGAGCGACCGGCTAGTCACGAGAGACACCAACTTGTCCTTGCCGACCCGGAAGGTGTGACCGAACAACACGTCGGCCGGCTGCCGGCCCGTGTGCGCGGACAGGACGAACATGGTCGGCATGAAGGCTTCGTCGGACGGCGGGACGAGGACGGCCGCGAACGTCCCCTTGGCGGGGTCGGCTTCCAGCTCGATTGCCGGGGTCGCGGGCATGGCGGCCCGCAACGCGGAGATCAGGCGGGCGTGTGGGATGGCCTCGAACCGGTCTCCCTTGGCGTGGTACGTCGGGGCGGCGGCGAGCGCCTTCAACCCGCCGACGGTCGTGATCTTCTTGAGGACCTTCATCACTTCTTCCTTTTCTTGGAGGGCGCGAACCGACGGGGTTCGGCGGGGGTC